ATAATATAGTTACCGAGGTAATTGTTGGAATAAATGAAAGCGATACTTCTGAAGATTGGGAGCTATTGTATGGAAATATAAGAAATCAAACTTGTAAAAGAACATCATACAGCACTTTTGGCGGAGTTCACTCTTTAGGTAAAACACCTTTTAGAAAAAATTATGCTGGTATTGGCTATAGTTATGATAATTCAAGAGATGCTTTTATCCCTGCGAAACCTTTTGCAAGTTGGACTTTAGACGAGAGTACTTGCTGGTGGGAAGCACCTGTTTCTTATCCTACAGACGTAGAAGATGAAGATGGAAATATTAAATTTTATAGCTGGAACGAAGAACGCCAGCGATGGGATTTAAATTAATGGAACAAGATTTGAAAATATATGGATTAAGTGTTGGCTCACTTTTATTTAGTGGGGTAAGTGATGTAAACCCTTTTCTTCAATTTATAGTTTTAATACTAACTATAGTTTATACAGGAATTAACATATATAAAGTAAGAAAAAAATGAGAAAAAGAGATTTGATTCATTATTGCGGTGCAGCTGGTATATTTTTAATGGTTGTTTTGCTGCTTTTATACTTAGCAAATAATTCAATACCCGCAGATAACAAAGATATTTTTGTGAGTATTACGGGAATGATAGTTGGAAGTTTATCTGTTGTAATATATGCTATTATTGGACGCAATCCAGACGAAATTGCACAGCTTGAATCTAAAACAGAATCACAACAAAAGCAGATTGAAATGCTAGTTAAGCAAAAAGACGAACTAGAACAGATGCTTATATCCTTGCAAAATAGTTTGATTGATAACATGACTGTTTTCGGTTCTTCTTTGTTTGATTCACTTAACATAAAAAACTTAAAACAAGAAAAATGAAAAAATACATTTTAAACAAATGGAACTCATTTAGTGTCCAAGGGCAAATGCTTATGGTAGTTATAGGCCTTTCTGTTCTTCACATTATAATATCATTAATAAAGTTCGTCTAGCCTTATACAATGAATTTAAAACACTTTAAAAATGAGGAATTTGACGACCGGGATTTGCCGGGTTCTTGGATTAATATGGATAGGAACTTTATTAAGCTGTGCGACTTGGCACGCTCCAAATGTGATTTTCCCTGGAAAATTACTAGTGCCTACAGAACACAAGAAACACTCGATAGACTTATTAAAGAAGGCTATAAGGCAAGCCCAACTTCGGAACACCTTGACGGATTGGCAATTGATGTTGCCTGTTCCAACGCATCGCAGAGATTTGACATTATATCACGAGCAATGGAGGTTGGAATTTCAAGAATTGGAATTAGTTCAGGATTTGTCCATCTTGGATATGGAAATTCCAACGGTACAAAAAATGCAAATAGAATCTGGACATACTAAAACAATAACTTCGGGGTCAACGCTTATTAATCTAAATAAAGATAATGAGCAAAAAGAAAAAATTCAGCGAGACTAACGTAGGGAAATTTCTACTTGAAAAAATCCCAAACATTGTAAGTTCTATTGCAGGCGATTCGCCTGTCGGTAGTGTAGTAAAAGCTTTGATCGGAGGTTCTGAAATGTCAGATCAAGACAAAGCGATTGCACTAAAAAAACTAGATCAAGAGATTCACGAATTTGACGGCATCACCAAGCGTTGGGTTGCAGACTCAAACAGCCAATCTTTCTTGGCACGTAATATTAGACCAACCGTTTTATTGGCCCTTACATCCGCTTATATTATCGGGTGGTTTATGGGTCTTGATACTTCCGACACATCAGACCTAGTGACCTGGGTCCTCTGTGGATATTTCGGAGCGAGAACAGTTGACAAAACAGGATTTAAATTAAAATAACAGTCATGGGAAAAAACATAAATTCAAAAGTATTTCGTTTTCCAAAACATTTCGAACCTTATACAAGTAAAATAAGACAACTTACAGAGAAAGATCTAGGACTTTTGTTTGGTGATAATCACAAAGTGCTCCAAGAGGAAGCCGAGAGACTAGGAATTCCAGCCAAAGATGTCAAACACTACTGGCATAAATCAAAACACATCTCCATGTTTGTTAAAAACCACGGCAAAACATACCAGCAGATCTTTGAGGAGCTAAAGAGTGAAATGATCCAGGCTGCTCCAGTATATCCAAAGCTTGAAAGGACCCAATCAAAAGAGCCTCATTTGCTAGTTGTAGATCCAGCAGACATTCATTTTGGTAAACTTGCCACTGCTTATGAAACTGGAGACGCTTACAATGTTGAGATCGCTTCAGCTCGAGTGATTGAAGGGGTCCAAGGAATACTCGACAAAACTGCCTCTTTTAATATTGATAAGATTCTTTTTATTGGAGGTAATGACATCCTGCACACAGACACGCCAAAAAGAATAACTACATCTGGCACGCCCCAAGATACTGACGGTATGTGGTATGAAAACTTTCTTAGTGCAAAGGATGTAATGATTCAAGCTATTGAGAAACTGCTCACTGTTGCAGATGTACATTTTCTTTTTTGCCCTTCAAATCATGATTACGCTTCAGGATTCTTTTTGGCTGACGTGATCAAGACCTGGTTTCATAAAAATGAGAATATAACTTTCGACTGTTCAATTGCACACCGAAAATATTTCCGTTATCACGACAACCTTATCGGGGCAACTCATGGAGACGGAGCAAAGCAAAACGATCTTCCTTTATTAATGGCCGAAGAGTCAACCGAGGACTGGGCTAAAACAAAGCATCGACACATATACACGCACCATGTCCATCACAAGACATCTAAGGACATCGGAAAGGTAAACATTGAATCTATTCGCTCGGCTTCTGGAACGGATTCCTGGCATGATAGAAACGGTTATCGAAGCATAAAAGCAATCGAGGGATTCTTGCATCACCCAACTCATGGACAAATCGCTCGGATCAGTCACATTTTTTGATTATATTTATAAAACACTATACCTTTTCAAATGGGGAGTATTCAGCTAACTTTTAACATTAGACCCACATATCGACCCACATTAAATAAATAAAAACCCTAACATATTGATTATAAATACATTAGGGTTTTATGTTGTGGAGTGGAAGGCTCTTGTGCTTTATGTGCGTATATTGGTTTATATGACCATTTAAGGCGTTAACATGTTGTAAATATACAAATAAATGTATATTTACGCTATATTTTCGACCCACATATCGACCCACACATGGCATTTAGATTGGACCACCCTAAAAGAGAGAACGCACAAATTAGACTTGAGGTTTATATCCCAGGCGAAACCTCTAGATTTAAATACAATACAGGGCGAAATATAAATCCAAAGAATTGGGACAAAAAAAAATGTTTCCCTCGAGTGATGCGAGGAAAAGAAGGTGACCGAAACAGGGATTTGACTCTTGTTTTAAGGGAATACGAATATCAGGTCCAACAAATAAAGGATCTTTACGGTAAATCTTTGACTGCTTCAATCCTTAAAAAACAACTCAACGAATATTTTCATGTTGAAGAAGAGGCCCCAGTTGATCTATCTGTTGATTATTACCTTAATCTTTACGTTGAGGAGCTTAAAAATGTTGGTGAGATAGAATCAAGATCAATTAGAAGTTATAAAATAACATTTAATAAATTCAAAAAATTCGAAAAGGGTAAACGAATATTATTAACGGATTTAGATAATGACACTTTAACTGAATTTATTGTCTTTTTAAGAAGTAAATACAAACTAAATGATAATACACTTTACAGAAATTATGGTTTTTTTAAAACGTTTTTAAATTGGTGTATCAAAAAAGGTGTAAAAGTTCCCTTGGCTTTTAAAGATATTAAAATTTCGCCTTTTGAAACTGACGACATCGCCTTGACCGAGTTGGACCTTGACACCTTAGCGGGACTTGAACTCGACGAAAGGCTAGAAAAATACAGGGATCTGTTTTTAATTGGCTGTTATTCGGGCCAACGATATTCAGACTATTCAGTCTTTGAAAAATCAGATGTACAGGGTGACATGATAATTAAGAGAGCAGAAAAAACAGAAACCCATTCTTTTATTCCATTACATCCAAAACTTAAAACATTACTAGACAAATATGATTGGAATTTAAAGAGTATTTCAATTCAGATATTTAATCCAAACATTCAAAAGATTTGTAAGATGGCCGGCTTTACTGAAGAAATAAAAAATACAGTCTATTACGGAGCAAAAAAAGAGGTTGTAATGAAACAACGCTGGCAGATGGTAGGATCACACACAGCAAGAAGGACGTTTATAACTATAGCGGCAGAGAAATTAATGCCTGATCATATAATAATGTCGATCACTGGTATAAGAGATCCAAAGACATTAAATAAATACAAGAAAATTAATAAGGAATCAATTACAGCCTCAGTGTTTAAGGTTTTTTCTTAAACTGTTTATACTCTCCAAGATCGGGGATTAGTTCTTGTTGAAAAGCAAGGTTTCTTTTATGTGATTCCTGCGATTCTGTGATGTATTCTTTTGCCTGAATTGCCACCTTTGTGTTTTCAAATTGCATTTCGTCAACTTTCCCCTCTAACTTTGACATTTGTTTATACATCTTTAAATTTGAGGCTGCAAGAGCTCCCAGTTGTTTGTTAAAATCTAAAATGTTCAATTCAATATCATTCTTTGTTTTTGCATTTTGTAAAAGCAGATCTTGAATTTGATTTGTACAATTCAATAAAGTCGTCTGCAATGCGTTTGATGTTCTTACTAGTTCATTTTCAAGCTTAATAAATCCGTTAATCATATCATGTTTTTCTCTATCTAAATTACCTTTTTTTTCTGAAGTACTTGCATTTAAAAAGACATTTTTTTGCACTTCATTAGTACTTTTTACACCTGTGAAAATATAATCGTAATTAATCTGCGGGAATCTGTCGCAAATAGCTCTCACTATTCTTGCGCTTGGAGTGTGGCCTTCATGGAATATTTTATAAAAAGTACGTCTCGATTTATTCATCCCACATTCTTGAGCCAATTGCGGAACTGTAAATCCTAATTTTTGACAATCTACGACTAATCTAAAACCAGGCGTATGTATTTCATGGGCTGAAAGTTCTGGATTTATTTTTTTTGTCTTCATTTTAAAAGATTATCAAACGCTTAACGCTCAATTAGTTATGTATTATTTTTTATTTATACGGTAATTTATGGGACTTTATAGG